ACTGGATGGCCGCGCGATTTTGGTGTCTTTACTTTTTCTGGTCCAATGAAATTGCGCCTGGCGAGCCTAGATATTTGAAACAACTTAGTGCGCAAGTTGTGAGCGTCTTTATAAATTAAAGACATATAGGGCCACCTTCTTTAGTTCAAAATGCCTAAGCGCGATGCCCCGTGGCGCTCTATGGCTGGGACCTCAAAGGTTAGTCGGGCTGCTAACTATTCTCCTCGTGCAGGTAATGGCCCAAAGTTGAACAGGGCCTCAGAATGGGTTAACAGGCCCATGTATAGGAAGCCCAGGATCTACCGGACTTTGAGGTCCCCTGATGTGCCCAGAGGCTGTGAAGGTCCTTGTAAGGTCCAGTCCTATGAACAGCGCCACGACATATCACACGTCGGGAAGGTCATGTGCATATCTGATGTGACACGTGGTAATGGCATTACCCACCGTGTGGGTAAGCGTTTTTGTGTTAAGTCTGTGTATATTCTAGGTAAGGTCTGGATGGATGAGAACATCAAGTTGAAGAATCACACGAACAGTGTGATGTTCTGGTTAGTCAGGGACCGTAGACCCTACGGTACTCCAATGGATTTCGGGCAGGTGTTCAACATGTTCGATAACGAGCCTAGCACTGCCACTGTTAAGAACGATCTCCGTGATCGTTACCGGGTGATGCACAAGTTCTATGCCAAGGTGACAGGTGGACAGTACGCCAGCAATGAACAGGCGATAGTCAAGAGGTTCTGGAGGATCAACACTCATGTGGTCTATAATCATCAGGAGGCTGCCAAGTATGAGAATCATACGGAGAACGCCCTATTATTGTATATGGCATGTACTCATGCCTCTAACCTTGTATATGCAACTCTGAAGATTCGAATCTATTTTTATGATTCGATAATGAATTAATAAAATTTGAATTTTATTTCATGATTTTCAAGTACATCATGGACATAACTTCTGGCTGTTGCGAAACGAACAGCCCTAATTACATTGTTTAAGCCAATTATCCCTAATTGGTCCAAATACATATTAACTAACTGTCTAAACCTAGTTAAATAGGTCAACCCAGAAGCTGTCGTCCAAGTCGTCCAGACTTGGAAGTTCAGGTAGGCTTTGTGGAGATGCAACGCTCTCCTCAGGTTGTGGTTGAACCGTATTTGTACGGTGTATATCCTGGTGTTGGTGTACAAGGGGTCCTCTACTTTGCACATCTTGAAATAGAGGGGATTTTCTATCTCCCAGATATACACGCCATTCTCTGCCTGATGTGCAGTGATGATTTCCCCTGTGCGTGAATCCATGCCCGGTGCAGTCTATGTGGAAGTAGATGGAGCAACCGCAATCTAAATCAATCCGGCGTCGTCTGACCGCCCTCTTCTTGGCTTGCCTGTGGGCCTTCTTGATAGAGGGCGGATGTGAGGGTGATGAAGATCGCATTCTTCAGAGTCCAGTTCCTGAGTGATGCGTTTTCAGCTTTGTCGAGGAAATCTTTATAGCTGGCACCCTCACCCGGATTGCAAAGCACGATTGAGGGGATCCCTCCTTTAATTTGAACTGGCTTTCCGTATTTGCAATTTGACTGCCAGTTCTTTTGGGCCCCTATGAGTTCTTTCCAGTGCTTTAACTTTAGATATTGCGGTGCGACGTCATCAATGACGTTATACTCCACTTCATTCGAGTAGACCCTGTTATTGAAGTCCAAATGTCCACTGAGATAATTATGTGGGCCTAAAGAACGAGCCCACATTGTTTTGCCTGTCCTTGATTCACCTTCCACTATTATACTAATAGGTCTCTCCGGCCGCGCAGCGGAACTCCGACCAAAATAGTCATCTGCCCACTCTTGCATCTCGTCCGGCACGTTAGTGAAAGATGATAGTCTATAGGGAGGAGTCCATGGCTCCGGAGGCTTTGCAAAGAGGCGTTCTATATTAGCCTTGATGTTATGGTAGCTTACAATGAACGTCCTTGGATCTCCGGCCCTGATAATGTCAAGAGCCTCTGCAACACCAGGTGCATTGACGGCGTTATGGAAGACGTCGTCCTTATTTGCCTTTGTTCCGCCAGGCACCTTGTATTGTCCGGATTCACAATAATCACCCTCTTTGGTGATGTAATTCCGGACGGCGTTGGAGTCTTTGGCAGCCTGGACATTTGGGTGAAAGTTGGCAGACCTTCTCGGGTGAGTGAGGTCGAAAAATCTAGCATCCTTGATGTTTGACTTGCCGGAGAGCTGGAGAAGACAGTGGAGGTGAGGGAACCCGTCTGAATGTTCCTCTCTTGCGACTCTGATGTATACTGGTTTGACGACTGACCATGACAGGTTTTGAAGCATCTGAAGAGCTTCATCTTTTGGGATATCACACTGGGGATATGTTAAGAATATATTTCTGGCAGCTAAACGAAAGGTTTTAGGTTTCAGTGGCATATTTGTAATAATAGGAAGAGACACCAGGGGGAGCTCTAAACTTCTCTCCATTATTTTGGTGTCTTGGTGTCATATATATACATAAAGGCTTATGGAGGAATCTTTAGACACCAGGGGTAAAAGCGGCCATCCTATAATATT